GATTTTTGTGGACCTGCCGGTGGTGCTGCCCCTGGAACATATCCTTGTAATACAGAAAAAAGAGCCCGGGCTGCTTTAGCTTATGCACACAACGCCCCGGACCCTGAAGGAATTAAGAATTGCGTGTATAAAAAAGCCAAAAAACATGGTTGGTTTGACCGGCCTGATGAAGAAGATGAAGAAATTTTGTCAGAACACGAGAAAATTGCACGCTCTGGCCTAAATAATTTTATGAGCAAATCCGTATTTGATAAACTTTATAATAAGGTAATGGTTAGTGAAAGCTTTGGTGAGGATGCTGAAGATGTAACTGAGCTTGAAGCCCTTGGAATTGAGACAGAGACTGATATCGATGTTGAAGAAACTCCAGAGGAGATCACAGTTTCCATTCCTGGAGCACTAGCACAAGAACTTTGTGACATCTTACAAACAGCTTTAGCACAACAAGAAACAGAAGTTGACATTGATGTTGATGTTGAAGAAGTAACCGATACAGAGTTTGAAGAGGATGAAGAGGCTGTAATGAAAGACGGTGGAGGTTACGGTGTTGATGCTGGTTCTACTCTTAAAGGAGAGGTTAATTACGGCAGAGGCGGTCAAAACAAAGTCGGTAACTTAAAGCCAACTGGCGCTGCTAAGCAAAAAGACGGTGGAGGTTACGGTGTTGATGCTGGTTCTACTCTCAACCATACAGTGGATATGGGCAAGAACAACAAAGTCGGTAAATTGCCTGTTGGTAAAAACGCTTTCGGAAGTTAAGTCGCTCAAAAATTAAACAATAATAAAAAGCCCGTTGAGTACCCCTCTTCGGGCTTTTTTAATAAATATAGATGTGAGGTTCTACAATAACACACTCAATCAAAAATTTTGGTCAGAAGATAATAAGTTCGATCCTGACATAAGAAACAAGCTCTTAGCTATAACTGATGATTTTGTCGAGAACTTAGACCTTCAAGGAGTAGATATACATGATATCACTTTAACTGGTAGTAACAGTAATTACAACTATAATGAGCATTCTGATCTCGATGTTCACGTATTAATTGATTTTAAAGATATTAATGAAGATGAG